AAAACATACTAATTATAAAATTGAACTTCTAAATTTTTTTAGTAACTATTATAGACTATTTATAAAATTGAACTTTGGTTTTTGTTATGTACGTTTGTTTGGCTAAAAGCAGAGGACTCCGACATTGACGGAAAGTAAACCCCAGAAAAAAAAACTTATTAAAGTTTGTCATTATGTCAGGTGAAAAACTGTTGAAAGTTTGCGAAAAACTTCCGGATGTTTGCAAAAAGTATTCTTTTTATCTCTTTTTTTTGTTTAAAATAGTTACAAACGTATGTTTAAAAAGAAAAAAGTAAATTATACACCCATTTTATTAAACTAAAATAAACATCTGATTAATTAATTAACGTATATAAACAAAGCTATTAAACACACTTTTTAAGCTATTTAAAGCACTTAAATAATATATTAATAGTAAAGTATAGATATAAAAAAAAGACCCTTAAAAAGAGTCTTTTATTATTGTTTAGATTATTATTTAAAATGGTAAATAATAATTAATTTCTTGCAATTGTATTAATTCTTTTATTTGTTCATTATTAAAATATTTGCAGCTTTTTAAAGTCTTTTGCGACTCTTTAAGCTCTTCAAGTGTTTCACTATTTAAAAGTAAATAAAAACTTAATTCTTTTATTAATTGGTATTTTTCTTTATTTTTCATTAGTTTGTTTTTAATTGTTATAATAATAGTATTTAAAATTTTCTTTTATTTCTCTACCTAATCTAGTATTGTAATTATATGAATTTACAATTAAATTTGGAATATTTTGATTTTCTATCATAAAAAAGAAAATATACAAAGGTTTTGTTTTATAGTCTTTTGCTGTTTGTCTACTTGCTTTTATTAATTGTTTTATATCATGTTTAATTGTTCCATAATTATAATTAATATAATTAGTGGCAAATTTTACACTTAAATTTTTAATTGTTTTCATTAGTTTTTGTTTTTAGTTATTAATGTAATAATAAACCTACCTTTTTATTCTCTGTAATTGCGTTTAAATCATTATCTGAGGCGTTAACATAACCTGCACTTAATAAACTGTTAATGTCTTTAAATATGCGTGAGTGTCTATCTTTGCTAGTATCTATTAAATTATCTTTTTTGCTACCCTCTGAAAATATAATTATCAAGTTTTTAGGTAATAAAAACGTTGTGTCCATTTTTTTTGAACGTTTAAAAAATGGTATACTTTTTGTATAAGCGTAAAAAATAACTTCTTTGTTATCGTTTGCAATTTGTATCCACTTATTTAAATAAGCAATAGAATAAAAATCTCCACTATCATGAATTCTTACATGAGTTGGACGTTCTAGCAAAATATTAGCGTTCATAATAGTTACAAATTCATCTTTTTTGCTTAGTTCATATCTATTATTTAAGCCCTTTTTAACAGATGGATAACGATAATTACCTTTCTGAGCATAACAATATTTTATACAGTCTTTTGCAAATGGGCAAACCATTTTATTATTTTGCGTTTTGTATGCTGGTAAACTAAAATTTAAAATTCTAGCTTTATTGATTAAAGATGTATTTTTTAATTTTTTGTTTTGAGTCAGTAAATTCATTTTAAATTGTTTTTAGTTAGTTTAATTACATTCTAGTTATTATCTCAAGGAATAGAACCCCTAAAAAAATTGAACTTAGAAACATTCCAAATATAAATAAAATATTTTTTAATATATTTTTAATAATTTTTTTTGTTGTGTTTCTGGTTGTGTATTTCTCTAATATATTTAATTTAAATTTTTGCATAATTTTGTTTTTAGTTAATTTCGTTTTTAATTTGGTACAAATATATAACTTTTTGACAAAACAAAGTAAAAAATGTTAAAAAATAATATGTTAATTTGTCAGTTAATATATTGATATTTAATAAGTTATCAGATTTGACACTAGATAAAAAAGTCATAAAGGTAAACACTAGCAGCTTCAACAGTTTCGTAGCAGTTTCGCAGTTTCATCGCAGTTTCGCAGCAGTTACAAAAAATATTTTTAAAAAATTTTGTAAAAAAAAGAGCATAAATTAATATGCTCTTAATTAGTATTAATACAAGTATTTTAATCGCTTATAAGATACTTTTGCTTATTAGCCGACAAAGATACTAAAGTATTGCAATTAATCATTCTAAACTCTCCTTTTTGCATATCAAAGGCAGTTATTAAGTTGTGGTCATCAGGATTAAACCTCAAGCCAACACCCTTAACACCTTTTTGCACTTGTAATCTTGCATTCATTAGTCTGTGTGTGCCATCTTTTTTGATAAACTCAACACTAAATATCTTGCAGTTGTTATTATATATAAGCTCTTTAGCTTCATTTGTTGTTATTGTTTGCATAATTATTGTTTTTAGTTATTAATTTGTAAGAGATACCCCCTAGCACCCCCCTATACCCCCTATGCCCCCTAGCACCCCCCAAAGAGTAAAGCTAAGATAAACAAAAAGAATAATGTTGTATCTGAAAAATTAGATACTGGTAATTTGCCACTCATAACTATTCTTTTATTTTATTAATCATAGCATTACTAAACACATCAAACATATTGTTTAACACCTTAGTTTGTTGCAATAATTCATCTTTATAGTTATCATTTTTAGCTATTTGCATATATAAAATGTCAATATCTTCATCTGATAAATTTACATATTCATTAATATAATCTTGATAATTGCTAATTATCATTAACATATCATCTTTTTTAAAGTTATTCATTTTTTTTGTTTTTAGTTATTTATTATTTTAATATTATCAATATAAAGACAGTTATCTTCAATATCTTCTTTTATGTAGTTTTGTGCATTGTGTTGCATATCTTCAATCTCTTGTTCTGCAACATCTAAAATAATTGTTACTTTAAATTTTGTTGTTTTTTCCATTTGTCTAATTGTTTTTAGTTAGTTATTATTTATTTATAAAGTTTTTAAAAGCAAACTCAAAAGCTTCTTTTCTATCTTCGTTTATTGGTTTGTTATTTTCTTGTATCTCTTTAGTTTCTGTGCTATTTATAACACCACTAACAAAACCAAAACCATAAGTTGCTATTGCTAATATTATTGTAAGTATAAAGTCCATTTTATTTTATTTTAGTTTAACTTTTTTTATTATCCTTCAGCACATATTTTGACATATCATTATTAATAATTATACGTTTTTTAAATTTATATTCATTAACGAAATCAACAAATTTCTTTTTGACTTCTTGTTTTCCACTATATGCAAAATAGTCATTCAATTCTATTGTATTTTGTTTATACAATTTATCAAGTTCTTTTTTTTGTTTAAGTTCTGCAATCATATTGCATTTCTTTAAGTTCATCTCTTCTAAGTTGGTCATATTCATAATCTTCTATTGGTTGGCAAATATCATCACAAGAATTGCAAACGTATCTCTCTATAACATCTCTCTCTTCTTTGCAAGTATCACAATGAGTTGCACCCTCTTTAACCTCATTCTTTGTTCTTGTATCACACACATAGCAAAACTCTTCTAGTTCTTCAAAAGTATCTCCACAACAGTTGCTAACCATGTATACTAAATGTTGTTCGTAGTTGTACATATTAATTGTTTTTTTGACAAATGTATAAAAAAATATTTAATAATCAACATTAATTTTAAAAAAATGTTAATAAGACAATTTGTCGTAAAATATAAGTGATTAGTTTTTAGTTGTTTATGATTTTTGTGTGCAAAAACACCCTTCAAAAATACCTAGCAGTTTCACAGCAGTTTCACAGCAGTTTCATGTACCACTCTAAAGTTTCAATGCACTCATCAAGACCTTTACAAACAACAGCATAGTACCCTTCGTTGTTTAAATCTTCTATCCATTCTTTCTGATGTTTAGATGGGTAGCATTTCTTGTCTGCTTTTATTTCAATAAACAATCCTGCATATTGTTTGTTTGTTTTTAGTATCTGCATATCTGGAAAACCTTTAACATAGCCAGTCTTCTTGGCAAGTATTGCTTGTTTCATTGATGTTCTTATGCCACCTAAACTGGCACAGTATCTAAGATTTGGGTATTGCAACTTCATATAAGTACAAAAAGAAGATTGTACTGTTGCTTCTTTATTCATTATAGGTTGTACCTTTGATGAGCTGATACATTAGTGGTTGTGATACCTCGTATTTACGAGCAAGTGCTGAAACTGATATACCCCCCCTATGGTACTCCCCCCTTATCCCCTCTGCTTCTTGGAAGGTAAACTTTCTTTTAGCATAGCCACCACCTCTGCTATCCTTTCTATCTGATGTTTTTATCTTTCTTATTTTAGGCATAATTAAAATCTATCTGTTGTGAAACCATATTGGTCTTCTACCTCTACATCTGTAATTGTAATTACTACTTTGTCTAACTTTTTTTTATGAAGATAACAAATTCTGTTTTGTATTTCTTCATCTTTTTCTATTGCTTTTATATTATCTGTCAATGCAAATGTGTCTATAACACCATTTTTACCTCTACTGGCTTTACCTTTGGTTCTAATATTGTATTTTACAAATACTCTAAAGATTGGCTTTTGCATCTTCTATCTTCTCTAGCTCAAATTCTAAATGAGCTATAGCTTTCTTTAGGCAATCTACTGGTGTGTCATGCTTATGATAGCTTCGTAAGATGTAGGTTGTGGCAGTAGCTAAGTGATAAGGCAAATCAAAGTTATCACATACTTTTCTTGCTTCATAACCATTCCTACCTATGTAGTAATATGGCACTCTGTTATCTCTCTTAGTGTCCATGCTTCTTGCACCAGTTGGAAACAATCCTCCTGTAACAGTTTCGTGCTTTT